GTTAATAAATGCAGAGAGTTTTCCATATACAATGCAAGACTTTATTAATACTATGGGTGCAGGGTCGGGCCCACAGGGTCCTCAAGGTCCTCAAGGTCCTCAAGGTGTTCAAGGTGTTACAGGCAGCCAAGGCCCTGCAGGAACTGTAGGAGCTACAGGGAGTCAGGGACTACCGGGCCCTACGGGTGCTACGGGAGTATCAGGTGCGTCAGGAATTGCAGGCCCTCAAGGTATTCAAGGATTGCAAGGATTTCAAGGTGTAGCCGGAGCGGTAGGTCCTGCGGGATTAAATTGGCAAGGGGGATGGTCTGCTTTAGGCGTTTATGTAATTGATGACGCAGTAGGATATGGTGGGGCTTCTTGGTTTTGTATAAGTAATATTGGACCTGTTCCTACTACTCCTAATTTAGACGCAACTCATTGGTCATTACTTGCATCTCAAGGTGCAGTTGGTCAACAAGGTGCTCAAGGTATTCAAGGAATTCAAGGAATTCAAGGAACTGCGGGTGCAGCAGGATTGCAAGGCGCTCAAGGCCCTATTGGATTAACAGGTGCAACAGGAGCAACAGGTGCAACAGGATTGCAAGGTGCGCAAGGTGTAGCAGGAACAAATGGAACGCAAGGTCCAATTGGACCAATAGGTGCTACAGGTGCAACGGGGGCACAAGGGATTCAAGGCGCTCAAGGTACAGCCGGTACAGTTGGTCCTGCGGGATTAACATGGGCAGGTGTTTGGAGTGCTTTAGGAGTTTATTTGTTAAATGACGCTGTTTCTTTTGGAGGCGCTAGTTATTTCTGTTACAACCCTGCAGGTGTAGGTCCATCAGCATCAAACCCTACGGTTGATACTGCTAATTGGGCATTACTTGCATCGCAAGGTGCAACAGGAGCAGCAGGAGCAGCAGGAGCAGCAGGAGTTGCGGGAGCAACAGGAACCACAGGTCCTCAAGGAATTGCAGGAGTTGCGGGTGCTACAGGTCCTCAAGGTTCTACGGGAGCAACAGGCGCTACAGGTCCTCAAGGTATTCAAGGCGTAGCGGGACCAATTGGTCCTGCAGGATTGTCTTGGGTTGGTGTTTGGAGTGCTTTGGGAGTTTATTTAGAAAATGAGGCTGTATCCTTTGGAGGCGCAAGTTATTTCTGTTACAATCCATTAGGCGTTGGTCCTTCAGCAATCGACCCTGCAACAGACACTGCTAATTGGGCATTGCTTGCTGCAGTTGGAGCAACGGGTGCAACGGGTGCGGCAGGAGTAGCGGGTGCAACAGGAGCAGCAGGACCGGCAGGTGTTGCGGGTCCAACAGGCCCCCAAGGTCCTCAAGGAATACAGGGAATACAAGGAGTGCCTTCAGCAACTTTTTCCAAAGTTCAGACTCAAGTACTGCCTCTTTTCCCAACATTTACTGAATGGGTGGCTGATGTTATTACTATTCCTGCAAATACATTTGATAGTTTTTCTGAAGTAGTTTTAACTTTAGCAGGACAAATGAGCAAAATTACTGCTTTTGACCGTTTTACGTATAAGCTATACTTAACCGATACGCCACAATTTATTGATACACTTTTTGATAATGCTAATAATCCAATTAACATGGCAGAGGCAAAAACAGGAGATGCTTTACAGCTATCAATTAAGTTAGAAAGGTCTTTTGCAATAGGCGGAAATGATGTTTTATTTTTTGAGAATAATCTTACTCCTACTGCAAATTCTGATAATGCAGTATTATCATCAACACCATTATATACTGCTGCTTATTTCAACGATATTCCTAAGCTTGCTTCAGGAATACATGGTTCAAGCATTGATTGGTCTTTGGATTGGTATATAGCAGCTGTGGTAATTTCACAAGATGTTAACGAGTCAATAGGATTTGGATGGGTTTCACTTAAATAATAATATAAATGAAGAATGTTAGAGGGTTAGGAGATGTTATTGAAAAAATAACAACATCTACAGGGATTAAAAAAGCAGTAGACACTGTTTCAAAAGCTGTAGGTAAAGATTGTGGGTGCAGTAAAAGAAAAGAAGCATTAAACAATCCTAATTTACTTGTAAATAAAATGTTTAATCGTAAAAAATAATATTATGCCAAATTTAAAACTTCAAGTAAGTAGAGCTCTATCTGTGTATCCGTCTAACGACACGAATATACCAATGCCAAGCCTTATTCTGCAGGGTACTGCTAGTTCATCCTCTCCATTTAAACTTATAGACAACACTGTAGACTTTATTGCATTGGGCGTTCAAGTCGGTGATACTGCATATGCTAATATATCAGGTGCAATGGTTACAAATATAGACAGCGCAACTGTTTTGTCTTTAAATTTAGATATTATATCGGGCGGCGGAGACGCTTACGAATTATATTCAGGCACAAATATGTCAGGAACAATTGAGCCATGTGTATTATATATTGGCGTTGGTGGAGACGTAGATGTTGTAACAGCGGGAGGTGACACTGTTACCTTTGCGGGGGTTCAATCGGGGTCTTTTCTTCCTGTTCACGTTGTAAGGGTTTTAACAGGAACATCAGCAAATAAAATTATAGCTCTTTGGTAATGATACAGATAGGAATAAATATAGCTATAAAATAAACTTAAAAGTGTTATGCATAAAAACTTTTTAGCATCTTTTTATTTTTTATTTGGATTTATCACTTCATTTTCAATGATGTTAAGTGATGGTGAACTTTATACAAAGTTAGGAGGTTGCGCTCTTTTTTTTTATTTGGCTTTTAGCCTTTTAGATGCCCTTGAAGACATAGCCCCATGAAAACACAATTAGCCATCTTATTATCATCTATTCAAAAATCATTTTTACAACTTTTAGCCGTGATATCAGCTTTTTTTATGCCAATCTCAGGCATACTATTTTTAATTGGATTTGCTATCTTAGTGGATACTTTAACAGGTGTATGGAAGGCTAAAAAGTTAAAGGTACCTATCACATCACGTAGGTTATCAGCCATCATCTCTAAACTAATGTTATATGAGGTGGCTGTCATTGGTTTCTATTTAATAGATTATTTCATTCTAAATGATATTGTTTTAACATTTTTTTCAGTACCTTTAATGCTCACTAAGATACTATCCCTAGTGCTAGTATCTATTGAGGTAATGAGCATTAATGAAAACTACAAAGCAGTTAAGGGTATAGACATTTGGCAGGGTATGAAAAACCTATTTGCAAGAGCTAAAGAAATTAAAAAAGATATCAATGAAATTAGACATAACCAAGATAGTTCAGAAACGCCTATCTGACGACCAATTTTTTCAAGATTTTCACGAAAAGAAACAAATATATTTACACCACACAGCAGGGGGTGGTAATCCAATAGCAGTTGCGAATTACTTTCAACAAAAGGAAGGAAGGGTTGCTACGGCATTTGTAATTGGAGAAAAAGGCACAATCGTTCAATTATTCAGCTCTAAGAATTGGGCTTATCATCTTGGATTGAAACCCGAAGTGTTCGCTGAAAATGGTGTAGATTATAGAAGCTTGGACAAAATTAGTATTGGTATTGAAATTTGTAATTACGGACCACTTAAAAAACAAAACGGATACTTCTATAATTATCTTGGAGGTAAGGTTGACCGTTCTCAAGTAACTGAGTTAAACGGGAAATATAAAGGGCATATTTGGTGGCAACGATACACTGATGAGCAAATAGAATCTACAAGACAACTGCTAGTTTACCTTTGCGAAACTTACGGAATAAGCAAGGAGTATAATGATTCAATTTTCGATATTGATAAGAGAGCGTTAAAAGGGGAAAAGGGAATTTTTACCCATAATTCAGTTCGACATGATAAGTCAGATATATATCCGTGTCCTCGAATGATTGAGATGCTTAAGAATTTATGAATAAAATAATTCATTACCTTTGTAAGATAATAAATAATTGTAATGGCAAAGATTAAACTAGATATAACCAAAAAGGTAAAGCCAAAAGTAACGCGTGCAAATATTCATGCAAAGAGTAAGACTTCTAAGTTAAAGTCAAGTAAGAATTATAAAAAAATCTATACAAAACAAGGAAGATGAGAAATTTTTTAGCAGGTACGACTAAAGGTAAGTCTAAAACGGCAAAGTATTATCATGAAAATCCTGAAGCAAGAGAGAAGAAGGTTAAATATGATATGAAGTATCATGATACTGAAGAGCGTAGAGAATATAGAAGAGACCTTCAACGTATAAATAGAAAGAATGGCACAGCCGGGAACCATGATGGGAAGGACGTAGCTCATGTATCTAAAACAAAAACAATATCTCAATCTCAATCTGCAAATAGAGCAGATAAAAAAAGAAACTTTTTCAAAAAGAAATAATGAAGCCATCGTATATCCTTGTGGTCTTTTTAAGCGCTCTAATGTTACTTGGATGCTCAAGTGAACGCTTGGCGCAATACCACTATAAAAAAGCTATTAAACACGGCTTAAAGGTCATTCAAGACTCTGATACCATAACAATAAACACAATAGATTCTATTCCTGTAATAATAAACGATACTATCGTGTGGGAGAAGTATTTTACCACTAAGGATACTGTGGTTAAGTTTAATAATGTTTACGTTCCCAAAACTAGGTGGCAAACAAGAATTGAGTATCGTTATAAGACTAAAGTTCTTAAACAAGAGGTACTTAAGTACAAGTATATTTATAAGGACTCAAAGCAAAGAGTGAAAGAAAAACGCGGAATTAATTGGCAGTTATTTTTTTGGGGGGTTTTAGTTGGAGCAGCAATAGTGTTTATTTTGCGAATAGTTATTAAATTGAGCAGACCAATATGATGATGATAAAAAATGATAAGTTTATCACTTATAAAAAAAATACTATCTTTGTAATAAATTAACTTAAATTAAATAAAATGGGTAAGATAGAAAACAACGATGTTCAAGATATTATTTTTGTAACAGACGAAGAATTAAAAAACATCAGAGAGATGAATGGCGATTTTTCTAAAGCAAAAATGAATCTTGGCGATTTAGAATTGCAGAAGCAAAGCTTGATAAAATACATAGATAGTATTAAAGATGTTTTTACAAAACATGAAAAAATACTAATGGAAAAGTATGGTGAAGATGCTGTAATAAATATTGAGACAGGAGAAGTAACAAAAAAACAATAGAAAGCATGGGAAAAATAAGTAGCTATACAATTATATCAACGCCTACATTAAACGATAAGTTAATTGGAACTGATGTAACTCCAAACAATGAAACTAAAAATTTCTTAGTTAGTGATTTATTGGCATTAGGAGTTGGTGGAACAGGGGCTACAGGTCCTCAAGGCCCACAGGGAATTGCAGGAGTAACAGGTGCCCAAGGCGTTCAAGGCGTTCAAGGTGTTCAAGGAGCAATTGGACCAATAGGTCCCGCGGGATTGAATTTTCAAGGCGCTTGGAGCGCTTTAAGTGCTTACGTAAATGATGATGCTGTATCCTTTGGTGGAGCTTCTTATTTTTGTTATACAGCAGGTGTTGGACCATCAGTATCAAACCCTGTAATAGACACGGTTAATTGGGCACTTTTAGCAAGTATAGGCGCAACGGGTCCTACGGGTCCGGCGGGTGCTCAAGGTATTCAAGGATTAACGGGCGTTCAAGGTCCACAAGGAGTTACGGGTGCCACAGGTGCTACGGGGCCTATAGGTCTTACGGGTGCTACAGGTGCTACAGGTGCTACGGGAGCTACAGGCGCTACGGGAGCAGCAGGGGTAGGTGGTGTGACAACTGCAGGAACTAATATATCAATAACAGGATTAGGAACATTAGTAAGTCCTTATATTGTTATTTCT